TGATTATGTTCTTGCGTATGCAGATTCAGCCATCGCTGGAAATGTGAAGGAATTGGGTGAATTTGAGAAGCGATTGGACGAATGTATTTCGCGCACTGCAATAATGAAAAGTGCGAAAACCACAGGTGTGAGTGCTTTGTGGTTGCAAAATAGGTTTGTCGAATTAGTAGGAATAAAGGAGAAATTGGCAGCCAACAGAAGGAATACAACCATTCGACAACGACCAGACGGTTGGTCGATTACCGGTGGTACAAAGGTCGGGAAAACCATTCTTGCAGATTTGACAATGCGCCAGTCTCTGATGGCGCAAGGCTACTGTAGAGATGGTATGGTTCCTAGTGATCGTATTCTGACAAAAGACATGTTCGACAAGTACGATTCCACATGGACATCGGATATATTGGGTGTATTTCTTGACGATTTGGGTAATTCCAAAGCGAAGACAAATGCAACTGATATGAATCATACAGCAGTTATTATTAAGTTTTTCAATAACGTAGCTGCTCAGGCGATAAAAGCTGAACTCAACTCGAAGGGAGTTGTGTTCGTGGATTTTAGATGTGGTGTTGTTACATCAAACGTCCGGGACTTGGATGCACGTTCATACAGTAATTGTCCCGAATCGATTTTACGACGTTTCAAGCATGTCACTGCACGAGTGAAGCCCAAGTATCGTATCCCTGGAACCACAATGGTGAATGAAAACCATCCAGAGATCGTTGCGTCCAAGGGTAACACTATCGTGGATATCTGGGAATTGGATGTGTATGAATGTTCCGTTTATGAAATGGCTGACGGACAGAGCTCCTGGAAATGGGAGCTTAAGGAAGTCTGCATGGATGACGGTTCACTTCTACAATGCAAGAACTTGGGATTGGAGCAATATCTTGATGTAGTGCGAATTTTGGCTCAGAAGCATCAGCGTGAACAAGGAAAATATGTTGCGCGCTGTGAGGCTATCCAAAATACACGTTTCTGCACAAATTGTAACAAATTTCCTCAATTTTGCAAATGTCCTCCACAAGAGTCCCAAGATGACAATACGGGTACAGAGGACATCAAACCTAACGCATTGGAACTTGGAGATATAATAGTTGATGCAGTTAGTAAGGGTGTCACACGATATTTTGAGAGTTGGTTAAGACCCGTACGGATAGTTAACAGTATATGTGGGTTTTCTCCGATAAAGAAAATGTCTACGAAAGCTCTTGCAAGTAGAGTGGAGCAGTATTTAGATAGAGAAATTACTCCTGTCTTGGCGTTGATGACACCAAATTGGTTGTATAAGACAGAAGTATTTCAAGCGTCTTTACGTTCTTGGCAAAGTGCTGCCGCCATGTATGACATACAACAAGCGATTCGTCGTGCTGTAAGATATGTATTGTATGCCACATGTTCTGCTTGGTTGATTTCACGATATCCTCGTGTTGCTCGGTCACTCGGCTTGCCTTTGTTGGGCACAGGATCGAAAGTTGGAAACCGCATTTTGGCAGCCACGTCTTTAGCTAGCGTGTGTGCCTTGTCTGTAGGTCAATATTTTCATTCATTACGCGTTCAACAGTATCAACAGGAGTTTCTAATCCGACGCGACGCTTTACCTATGTATGCGAAGAAAATTCGTGATGGGTTTTTACCAAAGAGCGTTTTGTTGGCTGGAACTGTGATACTTGGTTTAAAAGCAGTGAAGATGTGGAACGAAACACGTTTGAAGTACGTGGACAATGTAACACCACAGGACATTTCAGTGGAAGACGTTGAGAAACAACCAGGATGGTTTGGACATTTGTTGAAGTCCATTGGCCTCAAAGTGGATGTTTCACCTGAAACGAATGGTACGTC